CCAACCTTTGTTTCATCAAGGATAAATATACTTCCAGTGCTTGCTTCTGATTCATTTCCTAAAGAATCTACAATCTCTAGTTTATAGAAAGTACCAGTGATTAAAGCAATGTCAGCAGGAAGTAACGAAAGCGTTAATACTCCAGTTGATCCGCCATTCACCAGTTTTCCATTACTTGTTGAAAAAACTGTAGATGAAAATGAACCCGGAGTCTCTACTACATACATAGTAGCAGTATAGTCGGTCAAGTCTACAATAATATTATTAACATCTCTTACAGTAAAGTTAACTGTATAGTTAGAGCCTGTTGATAGGGTTAGATCAGCTACAGCCATAAATCTCCTTGAGCAGTTATTAGTCTACTCTAGCACCTTGCAATAGAGACAATTTTCTATTTAATAGTTCAATAGTCTTTGGCCCCTTTTCTCTTTCCATAGCAATCTTAATCATTCTGAACATCACAGCTTCAGAAGTAATTCCAGACACTACTTTCTCTAGATCAGCAAACTTCTTGTTTACAACCTGCGTAAGCTGTTCGTCTGTATACTGCTCAATGGAAACTTCTTCTTGAACTTCTTCTACTTCTACTGGAACAGAAATTAGTTTGCCGTCATCTAAAAGCTTTTTGTTGCTTCTATTGAAGAACACGCTTTCTCTAACTGAGAATAGGGATACAGAAGCACTTTCTCCATGCTCATCTCCAACTAAAATCATTTCTTCAGGAAGTCCCGAAAAAGAATTCAACACCTTTACACATACCTTTGCCGGAATTGTTTTTCTAAATTTCGCTGTAGGTCTATTCTCCTGCATAGCAGAAATTGTTCTAGCATCCAAACTGTTGTCCATATACCTTTCCTTTCACTGTAAAAAATTAGGGAAGGAAGAAAACTCCTCCTTCCCTTGGGAAAACATCGTAAAAGCTAATTGATATTAGCTAACTTTTAGTACTCCGATACCCTCGGCGTTGTCGATGATTAGACCGAACTGCTGTACGATATCTAGGTTCCAGTAAGGAGGAGTAGGTCTGTTGTCAGTCCATTCCTTTGATCTCTCTGGGCCGTAAGTAATAAATTCACCAACGTTCTGACCAACAATCAAAACCTTGTCAGCGGGCAATAGAGCATTGTAATCTTCAGGGTTGTCGTACATCTGATTTAGTGCAATTACAGGAACGCCCATGTACTTACCTAGCCAACCAGTCTGAACGATCTCGTTTAATACTGGGTCTACGACACCAGTTGTAACGCCGTCTGACCAGAAGGGTGCGAACTTGGTTAGTGGGGTCAAAGCTGATCTTAGTCCAACGATAGCCTTTGCACCAGGAGTAGTCTGATTAATTCTGTTAATCATGTCCTCTAGGGCTGACTGAGTTAGATTTCCACCACAGTCGGTGTAATTTGATGGGGTATTAGTAGCTGACCATACAGTTGATAAAACTGTAAACAGCTTGTTCTGATAGTAGTCCATCAATTTGGCAGAAGCTTCTCTTCTAATGTCAGCAACTGAACCAATCTCGCCCGATTCTAGTTCCCACTCGTTTGCCTGTACGGAAACGATAGCGGAATCTAGAGTGTAGTTGATTCTATCAGTTACTGTGATTTCAGACTTTAGGCTCATTGAACCAGGAACCCAGGTTCTAACGTTGATGCCACGTCTTACTTTCTTTACTAGAGCGTCGCCTAAGCTTAGGCTTCTGCTGTTCAATAGTAGGCTCATGAATTCGGTAGTTACATGATTAGGCTGTACATACTCGATAATCAGCTGAGCCAATGCTTCTCTCTGGTTTTTGTCCTTCATCAAACCAGCGACAGCTTCCTTGAATTTAATTTCGTCCATTTTTATTAAGACCTCCGATTAAAATTAATCAATGTCAACTGTTAGAGCAGCGGTAGTAGCATCGAAATAGCGTACAGTACCTACTTTTCTAGTTGAATATGTTGCTAGATATTTTAGTTTTCCAGCGTTTGTAGTATCTTCAGCTGTGTTAGCAACTTGCACTAACGCACCAGGATTTCTCAAAGCTGCATTGTAAATAAAGTTTCCTGATTCTAGTGTGTAAGAACCCTTTCCGAAGGCTAGTGAAGCTGTTCCGGAAGGAATGGTATTTCCAATCTGATTACCAGGATTTGTTAGATAAACCGTAGCAGAGAATGGAGCGTTACCTGCTGAACCAAATCCGTTTCTTAGTGAGAACACGTAAGAAGGAATTGGTAGGAAGGCAGGATAAGGTCTATTATCCACTGGGAAAGCGATTAGTTGTCTAGCGTTGTTGGCCTCTTCTGCTGTAGCAGGAACCTTGAACCCAGGCAAATCTGTCATTGATCCGAAGTTATTTGAAAAGCTGTGTGTAGTTAAAACACCGAACAGACCTTCTTTTACATCTGCAGTAGTTACTACACCAGTAATCTCTTCATAGGTGTTGATTTCCATTATAAGTCTCCTATTATTTCTTAGCGTTTTTTCTTAAGAAGTCTGCTAGGTCTTTTAGAGAAGGTTCGCCTTCTGCCCCTGGCAAAGCATTTAGATTAGGAACGCCATTATCTGTTTTTAGTGATGATTCAGCCTGTCTAGCAGAAGCAAAGGCAACTAGTTCCTGTACCATAAAGTCAAAGGCTCCAGGAGTTAATCCTAGAAGCATGTCTTTATTAGTAACAAAATACTCTTCTGTCTTACTAATTCCTGCCTCGGCAAACTTTGTCTTGATCTCGTCAATCTTTACAAGCTCTTCTTTAGCCTTCTCGATCACGTCCTTATACTCTCTCAATGAAGATAACTCCTCATTAATCGACTTAAGTTCTTCCTCTTTCTGGGCCAATGCTTGTACAAGACCTTCTTTCTCTTCTTGTAGTTTCTGTAATTCTTCCAACTTAGTGTCCTCCACTGTAGAGTCAGCTTGTGTAGCCGCAACTGCTAAAACCGGGGTTCTACCTGCATAAGCAGGCTGTCCAACAAAGGTTACTGCTCTTAGAACAGTTCCCCTTAGCTCTTCTACCCCGTCGTCTGTAAAAGTAGAGCCAGTGTGAAGTATTTCCCAAGACAATTCTAACGGCTCTTTGTTGGCAAATTTCTCTTTAACCAGGGCTACATCTTCTGGTCTTTCTCTTTGCCAAAGAGCAGCTAATCCGATAATCTGATTTTTGAATTGCTTGAGGTGTGTGATTACACCTAGAGGAAAGGATTCTGGATGCCCGTCGTTAATCTTAGCCTCGGCCATCTTTATTGGCATAAATTGACCGCTCTTAATAAGATTGCTAAATTCGTCTTCCGGAACTCTTTGTCTATTTTCGTTGGGAATATCATCAGTCAAAATAAACTTAACCCACGTAGCTGTGGGATTAGATGTGACCGATGCAAAAGCCTCTCTCTCTTCGTCTGATGCAAAATCATCTGCACTGTCTACTATTTCAAATTTCGTTGATTCAAAAGTTTTAAACTGTTCTGTCATGAAACCTCTTTAAGTGTCGCGTGGACACTCTATACTAATTATAAAGTAACCTCTACACCAATGTTAAGTTTGTGTATCTTTTTTAGGTTTTTCCTTTGTTTGGGGTGCTTTTTGAGCTGGTTGACCAGTTCCACCCGTTCCAGGTTGCGGAGAATACGCTTGAGGAGCAAACTCTGGTAAACCAGAATCATCAAGAATCTTCTGCTCGTCCATCTTATCTTCCATCTCATCATCCCAAGAGAAACCAAATGTTTCTGTAAAGCTTCTTCTTGATAGGTTTCCACTTTCATATAGTGTTGTCAAAGCTCCAACGAATGTCTGGAATTCAACAATCTGTAGTGGTTTGAATGAGACAGTAGGAATACCCTTGAAGCTATTCTGTTTAGCAACCTCATTTACAACATACTGTAAAACGCTTACAATCTTTCCTCTAAAGTTCTCAATTGTCTTTACGGGAGAGATAGAAGCAAACTGTGGATCAGAGGTGCTACTTTTTTCTGTTTCGCCAGTGATAAGAATTCTAGGGAACCCCATAGCAAAGATAATATCTTGATTGATATCCTTATACTTAGCTTCGTCAAGTAGAGCGTCTACCGGAGGAGTGACCCAACTAATATCAAGAGTGTGGTTTCCATATAGCTGGAAGATTCTCTCTACGTCTCTTCCCTGTGAATTTCTCCACATCATTTGCTCTTTCAAAGCTTCCATAGAAGGAGCGTCTGCCTCAGTAAGAGGGAACTCATCTGAGCCTAGTTTAACTAACTGTATAGCTCCAATAACTCTGGCAGCAATAGAGTAGTCCATTCTTCTTAGATTTCTCTTGTGTTGAAGTGCTTCTATGGCAGGACTTAGATACGGAATTGGATAGGCAGAATCTGTTGTTGATCTTCTTCTTATCACATTTGAATTATCAATCAACAGGGCTTTCTCATTCTTATTAATTGCTTGAACAAAAGAAGGGTAATATGCGTTTAGTTCAGCATACAACTTCTTGTCCTCAGTTCCATCTTTATACTTACCTTCATGATGTACAAAGTAAATCAGATCTTCTGGTATCTCAATATAAACAGAAGGCTTATCAGAAAGGATTGTCTGGTTCACAATGATAGAAGATGGGTTTCTAATCCACATAGAAACCGGGAGAGAAAGGGTTTCAAATCTTTTGATTCCAATTGATTTCAAATCATCTCTGCTAACGGGAGAAAACTTAATCTCCGGAACAACAAGACCAGAAAGTAAAAACTCTAGGGCCATGCTTTCAGCAAACTCTCTCAACTTAGGTTCGATACTTCTAAAGATTTTCAATTCAGATTCCGAAATACCGTTCTTACTGAACACGAGTTCAGTAATACCAATATCCACCATCTTGTTTATAACAGTTGATGCTAGGGGGTCTTTTCTGTAGAAAAATCTACAGGCTTCCAGAGTTTTTCTAAACTCCTTCAGCGGGTCTTTAGACTGTTCTTTATCCATCTTGTCAATATCAGATGGAGACCAGGGGTTGTTAGCAGAAGCAGGGCCAATAGTTGTAATACTGGCACTAGCCTTCATTAACTTCTCTGGGCTTACTGGTTCTTGCTTTACATCAGAAACATTTATTTCATTCATATTCACATCCTATATTAGAAACCTAACCACGAGAAACCGACTAACTTTTTGCGTAAGTCTGCTCTACTAATAGAGAAGTCATTCTTAAGGTAGTAAGCCATAGACGCACAAAGTAGAGCAGAAGTAAAGTGGTCTTCTCCACCCTTCCCGCCTTTAGGGGCTAATGTTCTATAGATAATATCTCCCGTTAGCGTTTTTGTATACGTCATTCTTTCCAACTCTACGATCATTTCCAAGTCAGTTGTAGAGTAGATAACTCTATGCTGATTGGAATAATCCTGTAGTACGGAAGTGGCTAACGGTTTAGTTTTTTGTTTAATTTCAACGCCGTCTTGGTCTATACCAAGAGTTGTCCAAGAAGAGAAATCTACGGGAATAAGTCTTTCCCTGTAGTTTTTCTCGGTGTATCTTACGTCTTCCTGAAGTGTCTGAACCACACTGATACCAGCAGAACCCTTATCAATGCCAATATAAATAGGATTGAAAATGGTGTCCAATCTATCTATGATCTTCTCCTGAATAGGATACGAAACCTTTTCTAACTTAATTCTTGCATGAAATCTAAGATTCCCGGATTTGTCTATCGTCAATATAGAAATAGCTGTTGGCTCAGTGTATCCGAGGTCAATACCGAAGATACACGGGGTTCTATAATCTAGTTTTGGTATGAATGGAAGTTTAGAGTAGTAAAGCGAAAGATCGTCTTTAAACTCCAGGCCAGACATACCTAACTTGTGTACAGCATAATCCTCAATTTTGAAGTTACCTCTATCAAATAGAGCATAAACTGGATGTCCGTGAAGTCCAAGAATAAAGTGTAGATAGTCATCACTTTCTGAACCACCATACTGCTCAAGGGCTTTCTTCTCGTCTTCCTCGGAGAAACGCGGATTATCATGTGCAGTAATTCTATGCTTAGTAAAGTAAGAATTTTCTTGATCCACATGATAAAGAACGTTCTTTTCTCTTAGACCAGTTGGCACACCTGATGCTAGAACCCGATACCCTCTCTGCCACCTGTTAATAGCAGGTTGCATCTCAGACCAGGTTCCCCAAGGGTAATAACCAGCCTCGTCTACTAAGAATAACGGGGAGTGCAGACCAATAACATTTGCACCCGTACCAGATGTACCAGCAATACGGCACATCAGTTTAGCGCCGTTTAACAATTCTATTGTAAAGTCACCACTGTTGATGCCACCTGTAGGTCTAATAAACTGCTTCAAAAAAGTATTCGATCTAAACATTCTAATAAGGTTTGTAAACACTGGTTCAAGGTGAACCTTATTAGGAACGGTGTAAACTATATACTCATCTTCATAAATATAGTTTACAAGCACCCATATAATAATTGCAGAAATAGAAACCGTTTTACCAACAGCACGACCACAACAAAGGGAAACTTGTGGATTAAAATCACATATAATTTCCCTTTGGTATGGTGTAAGCTCAAATGGTTCTTCATAAGACATCTTATCAAAGTTGTTGATGAACTCTGTACAAAGAACTGGATTTTTTAGTATTTCAAAAAGATATAAATCTTCTTGTGAAACCTTTTCAAGTATTGACAATAAAACTCCTTATTTATAGCATAGCGCCGGGTCGAAGTTGAAGAACACTTGCCAAGCGTTAGAAACGCCCTTCGATTGGTCGAAGCGCAGCACGTCGCGCACGTACTCGCGGTATAAGTCCATGCATTGCGGGCCATATACCGTGTCAAAGTTGACGTACTGCCCGGCGCTGAGGTCGATAAATTCTTGTAAGGTCATGCGCCTCCAATCCCGATAATGCTTTGTTATGTCAACTCACATCACGCTCAAAAATGCCGCAGCGATTTGAGCATACCCGGCATCGTTTGGGTGGATGAGGTCAACGCTGACAAGATCGGCCCCGCCATTGTCGATCATCCACTGGTAAACGTCTATGTATTTCGTTCCTTTTGCAGCCGCAACCGCCGCTGTCTTTGCTACATAGGCGATGTGTTTTGCCTCGCTGCCGCCATTCCAGGGAGCGTCCCCAGCGTAGGTCAGGATAAGAGGCGGAGATCCGACCACGATGCTTTGCGCTGGCGTTCCCGCAGAGATTATCGCGTCTATCACCTCACCGAGGTCGCCGCCAAATAAATCTACGGTAAAGGCAGCGTCATTGAGCCGCATATCATTTAGCCCGTACAGGATGCAAACATCATACCCAGGCGAGTAATCCGTAACCCTTGTCTTTACCGTATCGCGCCCGTTATTCACAGCCGCCCCGCCAATGACATCTATTTTGTCCTGAGCGGTGTTTTGCATAACCGTCCCGTTGATGCCGCTATTAACAAGAGTCCAGTTCTTTGTTGCGGCAACAATATTTGTCCAGCGCGCAGCGGGGGCCGAGGCTCCGTATCCAGCGGTTATTGAATCTCCAAACGTCACTAGGCGAAAGGGGCCGTACTTAGTCACTA